ATATGATCGTTAAGATTGTAAGTTTAAAGAAGTGCTTATTTACTTTATCTTTTTTAGTACGATGCTTTCAATTCGTCAAAAATCGTCAAAAATTTTATTTAAAAATATTAGCAACTGCATTTGATGCTGCTGCTTTCATTTCGTTATTGTAGTGTAGATACGTTTTCATCACCATTTGTGGTGTATCACCAAGTAATGATGATACAGTTTTTACATCTAGTCCATTTGCTAATAGTTTTGTAGCATATGTGTGTCTAAGGTTATGTGCTGATAGGTTATCTCCAAAGCGTTTTAAATATGTGTTGATTTGCCATTTAACGCCATTTTTCTTGTATGGGTTTAATACAAGGTCATGTTCAAACTCTAACTCATGTGATTTGTATTCTATTAGTATGTTTTCCAATATGGGCGGAATTGGCAAAATTCGCACCGAATTGGCGGTTTTTGTTTTCTCAAAGGTGATAACACCTTTACGGAACGAAAGTTGCTTGTTGATGTTAATTTGGCGATTTTCTAGGGATATATCATTCCAAGTTAAACCATATACTTCACTAAACCTCATTCCTGTATATCGTGCTATTTGCAAGAAATAATAGGCTTGTGGATATTTCTCACGCATGAACTTTGCGAATTGGTTTAATTCCTCATCGGAAATAGTGTGGATCATACTCTTTCGTTCTACACGTGGCAACCTAACACCAGTACATGGGTTATCACTAATTATCTTGTATGGGTTGATAGCTATATAGAATATCCTTTCCACTACCTTATAATACGAATTAATGGTAGTGGGTGATGTAGCCATTTTATTTACTGCATTTTGAATGTGTAACGGCTTAACATCTGACAATTTCATATTGTGAATAGAATTGAAAGCACATACTGCATGACGATACATAACCAAAGTACTATGCGTAACGTGTGCCTTTTTTATTTGGAGAAACATATCCGCAAATTCCTTGAATGTTAAATCTTTCAATTCAGTATCTTTTGTGAGTAGTGCGGTTTTATCTAACTCTTTAACTATAACGTGTCCATATTCCTTAGCCTCACGTTTAGTTTTGAACCCTTGTTTCGATTTCTGTTTCCATTTATAGCCGTCTTTGTACGCTACAATTATTTGGAAACCCTTATCTTTTTTGCGTATTGTAAAGTTATATTGCATAGTGTACCTCACAATATATGAGTGTAGAAGTTAATGCCCTCAAACTCTATTTCCCTTGCGTGTGCCATGCGTTCGATTAAATCAATATGAGCATGACTATACATATCATCATTTAATATATGACCTATCTCATGTAGTATACCTTTACGTTGTACATCAATAGGCTTATCACTATTAACTAAAATGGTATAAGTACCATCATCGTTTAGTTTTAATACCGCAGTTTGTGTAGGTCTTAACTTAGTGTAAATCAAAACTATATTCATAATACTTAACCCCCTTATGGGAGTATTGTATCGAATATAACGAGAATTTTTTTACACATTATCTATTTATCCATTTAAAATAAATTAACATTAGTAGTGATGTAACCCAAATTGAAATAGATGAAGTAATTCCTATACTTAATAAATAATTAGGTTTGTAGTGAACTAAGAATATATTAAATAAAACCGCAATTACTAACCATGGAATAAAAACTATATATGGCTCTTTTTGCTTTGAATAAATCAAAAGAAATATAATTAAAGCGACTAATCCAACTATACCAGCAACAGTAGGATAACCAATAGCATAAGCAATGATTGATATAAAAGATAGCAATAATTCCATATTATCTAACCTCTCTTTTTTAACATTTCAATAGTGTTTATTACAAAATCGATGTCAGCCTTAGACATATCTTTGCTGGCATCAAACAGTATTCTAAGATTAGGGTTATCTTTGATTGCTTGTGCATATTCAGAAACATCAGGATCTTCATAGTAAGGAAAATCAAATTCATCTTTTCCATATAGTGTATCTATATTTACGTTAAAATAATCAGCTATTGCCTCTAGTATCTCAAAGCTTGGTTTTCGTCTACCTTGTTCATACATACCAACAAGGCTTGGTGATACTTCTATATAATTTGCCAATTCTTTTTGAGAGATGCCACGGCTTTTTCTTAATTCTGTTAATCTGTTAGCAAATGTCATTTCACACACCGCCTTATATATAATATATACTTCTATGCTTTGATTATCACACAAAGTGAGTAAAATTTCAAGAAAAACTACACTTTAAGTGTTGACAAGTTTTTGTTTGTGTACTACACTATGAGTGTAGCAAGAAGCGAGGTGATTAAATATTGAATACAAAAAACATTGCTACTAAATTAATAGAGTTAAGGAACTCTAAGAATTTAACTCAAAAAGAGTTAGCATTAAAAGTTGGTGTAGCACCTACATCTATAGCTATGTACGAAGTCGGTAAACGTGTTCCGAGAGATGAAGTAAAAATTAGATTAGCTAAGGTGTTTGGTAAATCTGTACAGTCAATTTTTTTTGCGAAGTAGCTACACTTAAAGTGTAGGGATGGACAAAATGATAGTACAAAATCAAAAAGATTTAAGGGTAGCAAATCGAATGTACGGACGAAAACTACCTACATTTGGTTATGCAGGCAGAAATGATGAATACGCACAATACTGGCGGAAACTCATCAAGGCTAAATGGTCTAAACGTAACCAATCAAGATGGAATAAGAAAGTTATTCTATCATGGGTAAAGTTAGCTAGAACGGCTGACCTCCACGCAAGGAACGAAAAGCGATGGAGAGCCTAGTATACACGGCTAACCAAGTAGCGGAACTATTTCAAATTTCACTAACTGCAGTATATGACCTAAGAAATAAAGGCAAGCTAAAACAACTACCGAATGTAAGCGGCGTAAGGTTTAGTAAAAAAGAGGTTGAAGCACTAGCAGGAGTTGAAAGTGAATACTCTGCTATTGGTTACAGAAAATTAAAAAACGAGGTAGAGCGATTAGAAAAAGAAAACAAAAAGTTAAAGAGTGAAATAAAAAAAATCACTAGCCAAATGCTAGTGATTGTAGGAGAAGATTTATGAACATATTCGCAGAGCTAAGAAGAATGGCTAACGCACATAAAGCGACTATTGAAAGTACAGATAAACTAACTGACGAACAAATTAGATCAGCTAAACAGTTTATTGGTAACGCCCTTAAATGGGATGCAGATAGTAGTGCGCAAATGGTAATTGATGCATTAGCTATTAAAGGATATTACGAATGATTAAGTTGTGTTACGCACTACGAACAATAACAGGGTTACTTGCTATTGGTGCGGTAGGGAGTATAGAACTAGACCAAATAGGCTTATGGACTGGGTTTTTACAAATGATGTTAGGTATAACCACATGGCTATTAACCAGCTATTGGCTAGATGAATGTAAGATTTATGAAAATAAAAAAGTCCGCTAGTGAAAAGTGTAGAAGAAGTTTAGCGGACTTTGTGTAGAGATATTGGAAAATACTCTACTTGTATTTTAACACAAGGAGAAATAAATGGAAATAAATTTAACACCTATTGTTAGTCAAAATCAACATGTGTTCAAGTGGAACAAAGATGAAATTAAAACTTACTTTGAGGCACAGTTAGAAAAGTATAAAGGACTTGTAGTAACGGAAGAAAACTATAAGGACATGGTAAGTGCTAAAAATGAAATCGTTAAGTACAGAACAACGCTTGATAAATTCTGTAAAGAAAAAAAACGAGAACTCAAAAGACCAATTGAGTTATTTGAAGAAGAAGTAAATGAAGTATTGAAAGTTGTTTACGATGCAGAAAAACCACTTGCAGAACAAATCAAATACTTTGATGAAAAAGAGGCACAAGTTAAAACAGATGCCATCAATAAATTTATTGAAAAGATGGTTGAAAAATATGGAGTGCGTGAAGAGTACACAAATCAACTTCAACACGATAAACGCTGGTTAAATAAAACTGCAAAGATGAAAGATATTGAAATTTCCATTGAGGGAATGATGATTGAAATTTCAAAGCGTCAACAATCAGATGATGATTATAAACAAATCTTAGCTGAAAAAAAAGGCATGATTGAGTTTGTTGTAGATACTTGTAACCAACAATACGAACTTGCAACACCAATCACATTTAATGAATGTTGGGATGCAGTAAAAGATATGCCACTAGATCAAGCTAGAGAATTAATCAATGCAAAATTTGCAGAGCGTAACGAAATGGAAGATGCTGCACGAGCAAGCATCACAAATGAAACAGTTGAACCAAGCGAAGTTGTAGAAACTAAAACTGGTTTTACAGTAACTGTTTATGACTTAACAGAAGATGATGCAAAAGATTTAACTGATTTCTTAGAAATGCGTGGTTACAAATATAAAGAGGTATAGATGGATAGTAGATATAATGCGGTAAAAACTGTACCGCAATCAGCGTTAAAGATAATTGACTTTGGGAAACTAAAAGGTAAGTATGATATTTCTCCACAATGGAGATGGGAAATATTAACCGAAGTTTATGGTATGTGTGGTGTTGGTTGGTACTTTGACGTTGTAGATACGGAACAAGTATTAGTAGAGGCTACTGGCGAAACGATGCTTTATGTAAAAGTAAATCTATACATCAAAGATGGCGATGAATGGAGTAAACCAATTCCGGGTTATGGTGGTGATTTCTTAATCTATAAAGACAAAAATGGTTACCACGGAAACGATGAGGCATTCAAGATGGCGGTTACCGATGCATTAGGTGCTGCAGCAAAAATGATTGGTGTAGGCGCTGATGTATATCGAGGTTTACAAGATACCAAAATCAATGCAGCGGCAGAAAAGGAAAAGAAAGAAAAAGAATTTGACCCTCACAATGCGTATGCAATCGTGCTAAAGATGGCAAGTGAACATGGGTTAAGTGAAGAACAAGTAGCACACCAATTAACAGAAATGTTTGGTGTTGGTGTGATTGATAACGTTACAAGAGACCAAATGTCTAAACTTTATGACTGGGTAAAAGGCTATGAAGTGGACAACAAGTAATATTGATATACTTCGTAGTCCACTAGGTGTAATGGTAGTAATACCTGCACCACATGACAATGATCTAGCGAAATTAGATAAAGAAAAAGAATACGTGATTGAAATCAAAAAGAAATCAAAATCACGCAGTATGAATGCTAATGCTTATTGCTGGGTTCTATGTCAAAAGATAGCGGAAGAGTTAAGCAAGACTTGGTACACATCAAAAGAGGCTGTGTACCGAAAGGCAATAAAAGACTGTGGACATTTCACATATGTACCAGTCCATGAGGATGCAATCGAACGTTATATTCAAATATGGCAAGGTCATGGGTTGGGATGGATAGCAGAAGATGCTGGCGAATGTAAAAGCATTCCATGGTATCACAACATAATGTGTTACCACGGTTCGTCAGTATATAACCAACAAGAAATGGCAAGGCTTATTGAGTGTCTAACAGATGAATGTGAACAACTAGGTATCAAGTTAGAACCTAGTGAGTACATTCAATCACTCATAGAGGGGTGGGAGAGTGAACAAAAGAAAACGTGAAGATGAAAAGCTTCTAAAACAAAATAGACCTAAAGTGCTTGAACGTGATAACTACTCATGCGTACTGTGTGGCGGTCATGAGGGTATATCGATACATCACATTGTATTCCGTTCACAGTTAGGAAAAAGCACAATGGATAACTTAGCTTGTTTGTGCGTGCATTGCCATATACCAATAGCACATGGGGTGTTTGCTAAAGAGGTTAGAAAGCGATTACAAGAAATCGTTAAGGAAAGGAATGATGAATATGAAAAGAATTGATGTAGTTGAATTGTACGTGAAGAAACGCATTGCGAAATTAGAACAAGCGCAAGGTACATATAAATCATATGATGGTGAAATCGTAGAATTAAAAGATGTGCTTGATGTGATTAAGCAAACACAACCAAAAGCTAAGCCTGTAAGTGCTGGTGAAATTATGGAAGTAAAACCACAGTATAAAGAAACCGCTTGTGATCACGTTTATGGTAGATAGTGCCTATGAGCGATAACAAAAAATATTACTATCTAAGACTTAAAGATAATTTCTTTGATAGCGATGAGTTGAAGATATTAGAAAGCATGAAAGACGGCTACTTGTACAGTAATATTCTTTTAAAACTCTACCTACGAAGTCTAAAGAACGATGGAAAGTTAGTTGTTAATGATCGCATTCCATACAATGCAGAAATGCTGGCAAGTGTAACTGGACACCAAATAGGAACAGTTAAACAAGCATTATCAATCTTCAAGGATTTAGGACTAATCGATGTACTAGAAAATGGTGCTATCTATATGTTGGATATTCAAAACTTCATTGGTAAAGGCAGTAGTGAGGCTGATAGAAAGAGGGAGTATAGACAACGAATAGAAACAGATAGGACAAATGTCCAGACAAATCTCCGACAAATCTCCGAGAAATCTCCACCAGAGATAGAGATAGAGTTAGAGAAAGAGATAAAGATAGAGAAAGAGATAGATAGTAGTGCAAGCACTACAACAAAACGCAAGCGTTTTGAAAAACCTACTCTATCTGAAATCGAACAGTACTGCATTGAAAGAAACAATAATGTAAATGCTGAACAATTCTTTGACTACTACGAAAGCAACGGCTGGAAAGTAGGTAAGAACTCCATGAAAGATTGGAAAGCAGCGGTTAGGACTTGGGAACGTAGTGAATACAGAAAACCTACTGTTAAAAAGAATAGCAAGGAAGATGCAATTAACGTAGTTAATAACTTGATGAATAAGTTAGGGGGTGTAGATACTGAACAACCAACAACAGACTTTGAAAGCACTATCGATGTTACAGATAGCGTGGTCTACTGATATGTCAGAGCAACGAATGATGTTGTATGTAACAAAGCTATCCAATGTAAACCCTGTAACACTTGAACAAGCAATAAGCAATCTGATTGATAGATGTAAATTTTTACCAACGATTGCAGAAATTAGAGAGGAATGTTCAGCATTAAGTGCCTTTGTAAATGCACATGAGGAACTACCGACTGCACAAGATGCATGGGAAAGGGTGTATCAAGTAGCACGATCATATGGCTACGAAAAGGGTTTAGATAAATTAGAGGGTTTGACAAAGCAATGTGCCAAAGCAATTTGGAAATCGTTTGACCCTCAAAACGGCGATAACTTCAACGAAACATCATGTAGAGCGCAGTTTGTAAAAAACTATGAAGTGCAAGAAACAAGAGAGCGTGAACGATTAAGATTGTCTAATTCGATTAAAGACAATCACTTGCTACTTAAAGCAAGAGAGAAAGCAGAACGTGAACGTGCATTGATTGGTGCTGGTCAAAAGCAAATAGAAATGACTGTAACTGGTAACTTAGTAGAGGTAGCCAAAGAACCAGTAGATGTAGCGAAAGTAATTGAACAAAGTAACTTATCAGATAGTGGTAAGGAACTTCTGAAACAGGCAATAGGGGGTTAAACGTGAGGGAAAGAGTAAAAGAGTTTGATGTAAGCGTGAATGTATCATTCAATGTTAGCTTTCAAGTGCTAGCTAACAATGAGGCACAAGCAAGAACCAAGATTGAAAACTTGCTAGAAATCATGCGGAATGAGGCAACAGTCGATTGCCATATTCACCCTAGCTACGATGTGTTTATTGATGATGTAGAGGCTGAACTAAACCAGCTTAGTTATTGGTAAGGGGTATAAATGCTAAGTAAAAAACGAAAGATGGTAATTACTATTGAGATACCTCTAAATGTAGATACACAAGAAGAGGCAACTCAACAGATGCAAATGATTATGAAAGCTGATGCACGAACTTTTGAAAGCCTAGAGGAAATCATCAAGGTGTACAAAGGAACAATGTGTATCGAACAAAAGATTTAAAGGAGATTGATATATGAATACAGTACAAATTTTAGGTAATCTTACACGTGATCCAGAAGTACGCTATACACAAAGTGGAAAAGCAGTAGCGACTTTCAATGTGGCAGCAAGTAATGCTTTCACATCAAGCGATGGTGAAACAAAAGAGCAAACCGCTTTCATTAATTGCGTAGCATGGGGTAAAACAGGTGAAGCAGTAGGAAACCTACGAAAAGGTAACAGATGTTTCGTAGAGGGTAGACTTCAAACACGTTCCTATGAAACGGCAGACGGACAAAAACGATATGTAACAGAAGTGGTAGCAAACTTTGTAGGTACATCACTAACAAATGATGAAACTGCATCTAGTAACTTTGATAGTTTTGAGCAACCGCAAGATGAAAATGTTCCGTTCTAAGAGGTGATGATATGAAAGAATTTAAAATTACAGGCTATGTAAAAGTTGGGTTTTCAAAAATTGTAGAGTGTGAAAGTTATGAAGAAGCTGTACAACAAGCTAATGTAATTGGACTTACAGAAGATGTAGATACGTGTGATTTGTATGATTGGTATGACGAAGTGGAAGTTGAAGAGATAGAGGAAAACTAGGAATAGGAAAAAGGAGAAATAAACATGAATAAGCTTGTATCAGCTTTATTGGTAGTAGTTACGATTGGTGCGGTAGTTTGGAGTTTTGCGTTTGGTGTGCCGATGTATATGGTATGGCAACAACAAAAGGCTGGTGAGGCAACTTGCTAGAGCAGAGCAAAATAGACAAGTTGCAGTATTAGAGGCTAAGGCAAAACTAGATAGTGCTGAAAGCCTAGCACAAGCCGAAGTAAAACGTGCAGAGGGTACTGCAAAAGCTAATCAAATTATCGGTCAATCATTAAAAGGTAATGAGGCATACATTCATTGGTTATGGGTGGATACTTTGAAAGATAGTAAAGACCAAATTATTTACATTCCAACCGAGGCTGGTGTGCCTATTACGGAAAGTTTCAGATTGAAAGAAAGTAAATAGCCTATGCATATATGGGGGTTATTTGATGATGGTAACGGCTGCTATCGTCAAGCGGTAGATGAATATAACGTGAATATGGGGGGGGCAACACACAATCACATCAATAGGGATTGGTGATGCGTGTATAAACCAAGACCTTGCAGTTAATATGCTGCGTAAACCCAACGCATTATGGGAGCAGTTGGACAAGCTAGATAGACCTGATGTTATTCTAGCTAGTCCACCTTGTGAAAGCTGGAGCGTGGCAAGTGCGATGAAAGGTGGCAACGCGTGTTGGAAACAAGAAAAGGACATGACTGTAAATTTGTTCGGTGAATACGAGCAAGGAAGTAAATTCACAATCAGAAATCAAGCAGATTATGAAAACTACCAATTCAAGTATGATAAGTCATTTCTAACACGTATCAATGGTGAAATGTGTATCTATAACACATTGAAAATTATTGAGCGGTATAAGCCTAGGGTATTCGTGATTGAAAACCCAGCATATGGGCGGATATGGGAATACATCAAAAATGTAATAGGGTTTGATATTCCGTATGAGAATTTAACCTATTACAACAACTATGATTACCCAGTTAAGAAACCAACAAAGTTTGGTAGCAATATTGATTTAAAGTTGTTGAAAAATGATATAAAGAACACCATTAAATTCAATAAGTTAAACACAACTGGTGTTAATCGATATAACACTAGGTCGCATATTCCATTGGAGTTGGTGAAAGACATTTTGAAGAGGTGTGAAAAGTATGTAGAGGGGGTGATGATCATTGCCAATAAATAGCAAGGATAAGGGAAAGCGTGGCGAAAGAATGTGGCGAGATGTGTGTCGGTCGCATGGGTTTGATAAAGTCCGTAGAACTGCACAGTATTGTGGTAATACAGGTGATGCATCTGACTGTGTTGGACTGCCTAACGTACATCAAGAAGTTAAATTCGTTGAAAATCTGAATGTACGTAAGGCATACGAGCAAGCCGAACACGATGCAATACAAGCAGATAATTCAGATATGCCTATAGTAGCTTGGAAAAAGAGCAACCAAAAGTGGCTTGTAATAATGAGTGCAGATGATTGGTTCAGATTGTATAAGGAAAGTGAGTGGAGTAAAGAGAATGGCGGTTAATATGAGTGAGTTTGTGCCTGATAATAACCTAAATTGGTTAGCATTAGCAGCTTGTGTGTACGGAAACATAAGTGCTGGCAGAGCGTTATGTTGTTTAGGTTTGAAAGGAACTAAACCGCAAAAGACATATACACGTGTAAGTGATTTAGATGGAAATTCATTATTAAAAATGCATGGTAGTGGAATGTCATTAAGGGCAATCAGTTATAAGGTTGGTGCAGATTATAAGACAGTCAAACGTGCATTGATAATGTTAGGAGTGGAATTTTGAGGAAACAAATGAAAGTAAAGTTGGTTAGTGAATATGCACAACTACCAACAAGAGGTAGTGAAGATGCAGCTGGGTTAGACCTGTATTGTCCATTTCACATCAAAGTGCCTGCTGATAGTCAAAAGAAAATTCCGTTAGGAATAGCAGTAGAAATTCCAAAAGGTCATATGGGGCTGTTAGTGCCAAGAAGTAGTATGAGTAAGACACCTCTAAGATGTGCAAATAGCGTAGGTATTATTGATGCTGACTATAGAGGCGAATTGAGTATTGCATATGAAAATGTATCTTGTAGCGATTACATGATATTTAGAGGTGATCGCATCGCACAATTAATCATCGTTCCAGTAGCAATGGTTGATGTAGTAGAGGTAGATGAACTAAGTAAAACAGAAAGAGGTACTGGCGGTTATGGCAGTACAGGTAAATAAGTTTTCTAAATTAATTAACATAAAAGGAGAAATTAACATGAACAATAAATTAGTATTAGCAACAATGGTTATGGCAGCAGTTACTGGTAGCACATTTGCGAATGGTTTGGTAGTAGGTCAAGTAGAACCAAATACTACTGCACCTGTGGTTAGTGGTTACAACTCCGCAGCATTAGGTGTAAATACAGTAGTTACAGGTACGAGCACAATCGTTTTAGGACGAGATGCTAAAGTTAGTGGTAATGATACAACTGTTATCGGTTCTAATAATGGTACAGTAAGTGCGAACCAAACTACAATTATCGGTTACAACAACAAAACAAATAGCGACCAAGAACAAGTGGTAATCGGTGCTAACTCCGAAACCGCAGGTCAGGGTGCAACAGTAGTAGGCACTCACGGCAAAGCGACTGCATGGGATGCTTACGCTATTGGCAATAATACAGTAGCAGACAAAAGTAATAGTGTAGCGTTGGGTACTAATTCCGTAACAGATAACCCAGTGCCTACACAACAAGTAGTATTAAATGGGGTTACTCACGTTTTTGCAGGAGAAAACCCTCAATCTGTGGTGAGTGTAGGTTCTAAAGATAGAGCAGGGTTTGGTGGTGTGAAATATTACAACCGACAAATTACAAATGTTGCAGCTGGACAAGTTGATGCAGCATCTACAGATGCAGTCAATGGTAGTCAATTATACGCAGCATATGATGAAATTGCATCTATGGGTGCTAAGTTAGTAAAACACGATAAAGACATTAAGTGCCTAAACATCAGAGTAGACCGCAATGTAAATAACATCAAAAATAATACAGATGCAATTAATCGCCATGAAACAGTAATTAACAATCATGCAACGATCATTAATAACCATGAACAACAATTACAATCACATGAACAAACTTTAGTAGACCATGCGAATGTATTGGAAAACCATGAAAACCGCATCGAAAGTTTAGAACGTGGTATGACACGCAACGTAGACCGAGAAATTGGTAAAGCTGGTGCAGCTAATGCAGCATTATCCGCATTGCACTATTTAGGCTACAACAAAGATGATAAGTTGACATTCTCCGTTGGTTACGGTCATTACAAAGGACATAGTGCAGTAGCATTAGGTGCTTTCTACGCACCAAATGAACACGTAATGTTTAGCGTAGGTGGTACACTTGGTTCTGAAAAAATGGTAAATGCTAGTGTGAATTTTAGATTGGGCAAAGGTTCTGAATATGAGTTAAACCATAAAGGCAAAATCAAAGAACTTGAAACATTGGTTACTCAATTAGTGGCAGAAGTTGAAGAGTTGAAAGCGAATAAATAATGTGCAGTCCTAGAAGAATTAATGCGCCACAACGAAAAGGCTATATCCTGTGGATACTAGAGGCAGAACGGCAACGAAAAGAAAAAGAGTTAAAACAACTTACGTATTTTGCCGTAGGTGTGGCGATAGTGCCTTTAGTTTTCATAGCATGTGCGTTACTTTATGTTTTGATTAAGTAAAGGATATGGGCGGTGAAATATCCGCCCTATCATAAGAGGTAAGTATGAGGAGTTACTACAGAAAGTTGAGGCAACATATATTATCTTGCCAAGATTTCCAAAGTCTTAATGAATGTTTTGATATGGTATACAACGCATGGAATGTAAATGATATTGGAAATCGTTAGTATTATAAATTGATGAAACTAATGGATAGTGTTGCAAATAAGGGAATTAAGTGTATAAAGATAGGGTTATAAGAGGTGTCCATGACAAGTTATAGCGGTTACGTTGAACACTCCGACTTTTACATAGCACCTCAAAGCTATCAAGATGCATTTGATTTCTTGTGCCAGCTTGCGGTAGAGAGTGAAGAGGATGTGTTCTATATCGGTAAAGTAAGTGGAAACATAGATGATTTTGATTTGTATGATGTAGTTGAATTTAAATGGAATGAGGATAGAGGAGCGTGGATAGAAAGTGTCTAAAAGATATGTGAAAAGGGTTAGTGAAATCCAAGCTATACAATACAACGGCAATAATGCTATTGAAGTAGTTGAATTCGTTGGTGATGTAATTGGTATTGATTGGTATGAAAAAGCATCATTAGAAATCACAACAGATAATGAAGTGATCGAATGTTTTGAAGGTGATTATGTTGTTAAAGACCATAAAGATAAAATTAAAGTTTATGAGGCAAACGAATTTGAAAAGAATTATAGTGAGGTAGAAGATGATTAATGATAAACAAGGTAGAGAGTGGTTACTTCAAAAACTATATGATGATGGGTGGAAATATTATGTTAAGAGTGTTGGTAATATTGCATTTATAACAACAGAAAGACCAGTTGTGAATGATGGTATATTAGATATAAATAGTGGTGGTCGTGTAAAGTGTATTAATAACATAAGTAAAATAATGCCACAAATAGAGCGGAATGAAGTGTTAAACATTGCAAAAGAATTGGGTATTGTTGATTGGTCAAAAGTAGCGGTTGATACACCTGTATTAGTTAAAGATTTTGAAGAAATGAAATGGGGGAAACGGTATTTTGCATTTTTTAAAGATGGAAAAGTGCATACATGGAATGGTGGTGTAACATCTTGGACTTGTGAAAACCCAAACTGTGTAATGAGTTGGGTATATGCCAAACTAGCAGAGGTATAAATACATGGTATGGTTTATGTTTTTTTGCTTGATAGTTGCTATGGGTAATGTAAACAATGGTTATGCAAATGCAATTATATTTATAGCATGGTGTGTGTTGGTTTATATGCTAGCTATTAATGGCGCATTTAAGGATTGAGGTGATTTGTATTTGAGCGAACTGTCAAAAGAAGAAAAGAGATTAATAAATAGTGCTAAGGAATACCTAGAGCCGTTAAAAACAGTAGATAAAGATATTGAGTTGATGGTGATGGAAATAAAAGAATTACAAAGTAACATAACAACAATTAGTGCTATTGATTACTCAAAAGATAGGGTAAGTGGTGGCGGTGTTCCTTGTGGATTGGAAAATAGCGTTGCAAGATTTATTGATATAGAAAAGGAACACCGCAGACGGCTTGATGAGTTAAAACAGTATAAGTGTGATGCAACTGATTTGTTATTCGATTTGCATGCTCCTCTTGGTAGTAAGATATTGAGAGCTGAATACATATTAGGCATGACTACACAGCAAGCATGTGCAATTTACGAGGAACATTTTAAAGAAAGACAAGCCTTGAGATATAGAGATGAAGCATTTATTGAAGTAGCCAAAAAGATATCACAAAATGTCAGTAAATGTCAGTAAATGTCAGTGAATGTCAGTATATCTATGGTTTGCTATTAGGTATAATATATATGTAGAAGTTGCCACTAAGCGACTACTACTCACTCTTTCCTTAGGACAAATCAAACACAACAACAAGCACGCCCATAAAAGAGCGTGCCTTTGTTGTATATGGGCGAAATGGAACGTATAGCGCTAACGGTCGCAGAGTAGCAGCGCAACCATAATTGATTGACTAGGAAACAACACTATACTTTTTTCTAATTTCAATTTTGAAGTATGTGTTATGACAAAATTTTATATGTAAATTTACTGCTAACTGATAAGGGTGGGTCGAATATCCTCACAATATATAGCTTATACATTATTAACCTTAAAGATATGAACCTGCCCTAATTGGTTATACACATTGAATACTGACAACTAGCAGCCTCCAAAAGAAACTTATTCATATTCTTGTTGTTATTTGACCTAACACGATTACGATCCATCAAATTGTTAGTTGTTGGTATTGAGTGTGTAAGTGATTATTGAAAACTAGGTGTGTTTCTCTTTTCCAACTTTGTTTTTCCTTATTCATAGTTGAACCTCAAAAAGCATAAATTGTCATGTCATCAACAACGCACCTAGTTTTGAGTGATTAATACAGGAAAACAGAATAAATCTATCACATAATGGGGTATATCCACGGCGATATACTCCAATTTTTGTATAAATCTATCATAAAGGGGAGATTATGACGGATGTTTTGTGTTGTAAAAGTAAATGCTTGAACAACAAAAAAGGAGTGTGTACCGCAAAGACAATAGAATATGACGGCTTATGTCAAACATATATTACTTGTGGCGGTGCAAGTAAAGGTAATTATGGCTTATGTGTTAGATCACATGGCAAATTAAAAAGGAAAGGTGGCGGAGTGCTGAAATGATTAAAGCGATCAAACAATTCATTGAAGATAGAAAACTATTCAAACAAGCAGCCAAGGACTTGAACAATAAAGACCTACAAGCTAAAGCTAAATATGCTTATGAACATCGTGGCGATACAATGATTACACTCATTGATGGTTTAGCTATCATATGTGGTGTATTAATCTTAATCGGTATTGTGTGGTGTTGGATGTGAATTATCAACCAACGATAAAGAAACTACTTAAAGCATTACAGATGAATGGTAGGCGATATGTAGTCGATGTAAGGCAATCATGGAGCAAATACGATAAGCCTTGCAAGATATATATTGTCAGTAGAATGTACACGGAAGAGGAATATAAACTAACATTCCCTCACAAGTACAAAAAGGGTAAGACCTTTAAACAAGGACAACTCTATAAAAAAGAAAGTGAGTACAGTAGCACCAAGCAACACGAGGTGTTACTTTTTTTAGTTAAGACATATAAAGGTGGTGATTGATATATGGCAGATGCTAACACCTTAACAGAAAAAGAACGTATATTTGCAGATGAGTATATCAAGACTACCAACGCAACACAGAGTGCTATCAAGGCTGGATATAGTGAAAAAACTGCATCAAGCAAAGGTAGTCAGTTATTAAGAAAAGTAAAGGTGCGCCAATATATAGATGAAGTGATGGATAAACGCAGTAAAAATACGATTGCTACTGCTGATGAAGTCCTACAATATCTATCTAGGGTAATGAATGGCGAAGAAAAAGATGCGTTTGGTTTAGATGTATCTGTAGCAGATAGAACTAAGGCAGCCGAACTCTTAGGTAAACGGCATATGTTATTTACTGACAAAGTCAAACTTGATGCAGAAATAGAGATTGATATATCCGATAGGATGAAACAAGCAAGGGTGAAATCTGATGAAGTACAACAAAGCGCAACTGATTGATGCGTTGGGTTCGTTCACTCATGATCCATTAGGCTTTGTTTATTTTGCTTTTCCTTGGGGAGAAAAAGGTACACCTTTAGAAAACTTTGATGGTCCTGACGAATGGCAAGTTAAGACTTTCAAGAAAATAGGCGAAGAACTACGTAAGGGTAAGTCATTAGCCAAGGCGATACAAATTGCAGTTGCATCAGGGCATGGTATTGGTAAGTCCGCCTTTTCTTCATTGTTGATACTATTTGCTATTGCTACACATGAGAATACAAGAGGGGTAGTTACTGCTAATACTGATACACAGTTAAAGTCTAAAACTTGGGCTGAGTTGAATAAGTGGTACAACCTATTCATAGGTAAAGAGTTATTCACCTATACTGCTACTGCTTTGTTTAGTGCTGATAAACAGTATGAAAAGACATGGCGGATAGATGCTATTCCTTGGAGCGAAAGCAACCCAGAGGCATTTGCTGGTCTACACAATCAAGGTAACAGAATACTTATCATATTTGATGAGGCATCCGCTATTTCCGATAAGATTTGGGAAGTAACAGAGGGTGCTTTAACGGATAAGGAAACCGAGATTATATGGTGTGTGTTTGGTAACCCTACACGTAATAGTGGTAGGTTTAGAGAATGTTTTAGAAAACATCGTAACTACTGGACTACATATCAAATAGATAGTAGAACAGTTAAGATTTCAAACAAAGCTAAGTTGCAAGAATGGGTTGATATTCATGGTGAGGATAGCGACTTTGTAAAGGTGCGTGTTCGAGGGATATTCCCTAGTGCATCTGATACACAATTCATATCAGCAACAATTGTAGATGAAGCACAAAAGCGAATGTACAAAGTAGGACAATTTAACAACCTACCTGTAATTATCGGTGTAGACCCTGCATGGACTGGTGGCGATACATTAGAAATCGTAATGCGTAATGGTTACTCTATGAAGTGTTTGGCAACTATTGAAAAGAATGACGATGATATGCGAATGGCTAACCTCATTGCCCAATTTGAGGATGAATATAAAGCAGATGCAGTATTCATCGACCAAGGGTACGGAACTGGTATATACAGTATCGGTAAATCAATGGGGAGAAAATGGCGATTAGTTGCCTTTGGTGGTGCTAGTCCTAATGATATGTATCTAAATATGAGAGCGTATATGTGGGGTGAGATGAAAGAATGGCTAAAAGAGGGCGGTTCAATTCCACCTACAGACCAAGGCTTATATGACGATATAACAAGTCCAGAGGCACTCATTGATAAGAATGGGCGAATACAACTTGAAAGCAAGAAAGATATGAAAGAACGAGGGTTACCATCTCCGAATAAAGGCGATGCATTAGCCTTGACCTTTGCGTTCAGGGTCAATAAAAAAGTGAATGTAGGGAGTAGGGTTCATGCCAATACTGAGTATGATCCATTTAAAAGATAAGGGGTGATTAAATGTGCATGAAAAATAAGATGCCTGATACACCAATGCCAGCACCAGCACCTACAGTACAGACTGATGATGCTACTACAATGACTGGTGAGGATTGGTATGCTAAAAAGCGTAAGGGTAAACGTGGTTATGAAAGCACAATTCTTTCCATGGCAACAACTGGCACTAAGAACACATTAGGGGGTTAATGATGCAAGAAACTATCCTATCAACGCTTGCTAGACAACCGACAAATGCTATGCCTAAGAAACGTGATTACACGAAGATTAAGGCAAAGTTTAATGCTATGTTCAACAATCGTCAAAAGTACGTTTCTAAGTGGAAAGATATTCGAGATTATCAACTACCTTTCCTTGGACTGTTTGATGATGAACAAGACCAATCGAAAGTTTACACCGATAAGATTAATAATGGTGTGGCTTGGGAAAGTTGCCAAATATTCGCATCAGGTGTAATGAGTGGCATGACACCACCTAGTAGAAAGTGGTTCAAACTGACATTAGAAAATACTGACCTAGCAGCTAATAGTGATGTTAGTAAGGTATTAGATGAACGTGAAGAGATTTTGTACGCAGTATTTGCTAAGTCTAATTTCTATAACGTAGTGCATCAAGCCTATATGGAATTACCATTTGGACAAGCACCTATGTCTATCATGCCTGACCCTAAGTTTGGTGTAAGGTTTACATCTTATCCAATCGGCACATATGCATTAGAGTGTGGCAGTAATGGTGAGGTAAACACCTTTGGTAGAAAATACCGCATGACTGCAGACCAACTTGTTGAAGAGTTTGGATATGATGCTTGCACCGAACAAGTCAAACGTGAATATGATGATGGCAAAGGTAATGAGATAACTCATATTGTGTGTTGGTTAGTTATACCTAACAAAGACCGCAACGGAAAACTAGGCAATAAGAATATGCCTTACTCATCCATTTATTGGATAGAGGGGAGTAACTCCGATGAGGTACTAAGGCATAGTGGCTTTGAGGAATGGTCTATTCCAATAGCAAGACATACCACACATGATCTAAGCGGTTATGGTAAAGGGTGTGCATGGTTCGCACAGTCCGATGCACAGATGTTACAACTACTTGAAAAAGACCTAGTAACTGCAATCGAATTAGGTATTAAACCACCTATGAGTGCTACATCTGATGTAATCGGCAGTGTAAATCTATTCCCTGGCGGTGTAACGGAAGTTGATACAGGTGGTAAGGTTGAACCGATATTCAATGTAGGACTTGATGTTGCAAATGTACAAGCAAAGATACAGTTTGTATCTGAAAGCATAAAACGTGCCTATAGTGCAGATTTATTCCTAATGCTTGATAACTTAGATGCAGGGCAAATGACCGCACGTGAGGTTATGGAACGCACACAAGAAAAGATGCAACAATTAGGTCCTGTAGTTGAACGCTTACAAAGTGAGTTTTTAAACCCAATCATTGAACGTACTTATGGCATCTTAGATAGGGCTGGAATATTTCCACCAATCGATGAACAGACTGCTGAAATGCTAAATGGAATGGATGTAAAGATTGAATACATCTCACCATTAGCACAAGCACAGAAAATGTCCTCTTTGGTTAATATTGAACAGTACTATGCATTCATTATGTCATTAGCACAAGGCAATGCGAACATCGTTCAGAAATTCAACTTTGAAGAGGCAGCGGACATTTATGGTGTAAACCTTGGTGTACCAGCTAGGGTTATTCGTTCCAACGATGAGTATAAAGCACTTATGGAAGAACAAGCACAAGCACAACAAGAAGAGCAAGAACAAGCACAGATGATGCAAATGGCACAACTAGCACCTCAAATGGCTGGTGCTGCTAAACAAGCAACAGATGCAGCCAATGACGGAAACCCAGTAATGCAACAGTTAATGGGCATGGGGGTGTAGATGAAAACAAAACAAGATTATATTCGTGATCGTGATATTGATGCACTTAACCACGTACTAAGTACTGAACTTGGTAGGTGGTTTTTTTGTAGGCTTTTAGACAATACGGACATTCTAAAGCGTTCGTTTACTGGCAATTCAGAAACCTTTTTCAATGAGGGGAAAAGAAGTGTAGGTCTAAAGTATATACAAATGCTTGGTGCTATCAGTGATGGTGTTGAGGGTGTACTCAAATACCACCAAGCACAACTGGAATATATCAATCAACAAAAACTATTTAAAAATTTAGAGGAAAAAGGTGAATGACTATGGCAGAAGATTTAACGCAAGGCACGAATGATAACACAACGAGTGCAGATAGTAGTACACCTACTACGGATGCTAACACGAATACCCAAGACACAATCTTAGGCGGTGGTAGTGCTGACACAAGCGGCAACCAAGAACCACCTACAGAACCTACTGTGTATGACTTTACACAAGCCTTTGATAGTGGCGAAGTAGACCAAACAATCGCAGCTGACTTTTCTAAGCTACTCAATAGCGTAGGTGCTACGCAAGACCAAGCAGTCGAGATGGCTAAGTTTGGTAACAAGTACGCTACTGACCTTGTAACTGCTTATGAAACGAAAAGGCAAGAGGCTTTGATTGAACAGTATGAGGGGTACAAAAAACACACAGAAGAGGTGTTGGGAAGTAAATATGATGCAACTGTACAAAAGGCAGCGACTGGTATGGAGTTAATCGAAAAAACAATTCCTAACATTCGTGAAATTTTAGCTGAAAACGGCTTAGGTAATCGTATTGAAGTTATCCAAATGTTTGAGAAAATCGCTGATATGGCTGCAGAAGATAACAATGCAGGTGGCGGTCAACCAACTGGCAGTACTCAATCAGAAGATGCAATCAGACGCAATTTATATCCGAGTATGTTTAAATAAAAGGAGAAAACTAATTTATGGCTACAATCGGTACACAAAACCCTACTTTAATTGATTTGCAAAAGCGTATGGATCCTAACGGAAAAATCGCACAAATCATTGAACAATTAAACCAATCTAACGAAATCATTCAAGATATGACAATGATTGAATGTAATGATGGTACATCTAACAAAACAACAGTACGTACTGGCTTGCCTGATGCTACATGGCGCATGCTTTATGGCGGTGTACAACCTAGCAAATCTACTACAAAACAAATTACCGACACTTGCGGTATGCTAGAGGCTTACTCCGAAGTAGATGCTAAGTTGGTTAAGTTGTCTAATGACCCTGTAGCGTTCCGTGCTACAGAAGATGCTGCATTCGTTGAGGCTATGGGTCAAGAAATCGCACGTACACTTTTCTATGGTGATGAAAGCACTCCTGAAAAGTTTGTTGGCTTATCCGCACGTTTTAATACATTAGACCCTAAGAAAGCTGATAGTGCTAAAAACATTATCGATGCTGGCGGTACTGCAAACCTTGCATCTATGTGGCTTGTAGGTTGGGGTCCTCTTACTGTACATGGTATTTATCCACGTGGTACAGAGGCTGGCTTGCAACAAGAAGATAAAGGCAAAACTACAATCACTAAACCTGATGGTTCTTTGTTTGAGGCATATCGTACTCACTTTGAACAAAACATCGGTTTGTGTGTTCGTGATTGGCGCTATGTAGTACGTATCGCTAATATTGATATGAAATCTATTAAAGAAGATATTTCCGCAGGTCCTAACTTAATTAACTTGATGATCCGTGCAGAAGAAAAAATGCAATCTCTCACAGGCTGCCGTCCTGTATGGTACATGAACCAAGAATTGCGTACATTCTTACGTTTGCAAAAGAACAAAGTGCATGGTTCTACAATTACAGAAGATATGGAAATGGGCAAAATGGTTACACGTGCTAATGGTATTCCAGTACGTAAAATCGATGCATTGCTTTCCACAGAAGCACGAGTTACTGCTTAATTAATAGGGGGATAAATATATATGATTATTGATACTCAAAATACATTCTTTTTCAAAAAAGACATTACAACAAACACTAACTCCGATGTAGTGATGAATGGTAATGGTGGCGATGCTGACCCTAACTTATTCCTTGTAATTCGTATCGACAAAACAGTAACAGGCACACCATTGTTTAACGTGTACACATCTGATACTGAAAACATGGCTAATGCGGTATTATTACATGGCATTACTATGGCTGCTAATGCTCCAGCTGGTACAGAATACAAAGTACGTTTGGCTAATGGTGCTAAGAAATATATCAAAGTAAATGCCAATAATATGACTGGCGGTCAAATCTCCGCATTCTTAACAAGTGGCATTAATATTAAATAAGGTGGTTAATATGGAATATGTTGCAAAAGTAACCCTTTATCACAATACAAAGGGTTTAATTGAAGAGGGAACAACAGTTGAATTTACAAAAGAAGAAGTGGCTGAATACGATAAGGACTACTTCAAAGATTTGTTTGAAACTGTTGGTGCAGAAGAAGTCGCAGAAGTAGAGGAAGCCCAAGAGGCAAAACCTACAACCAAGAAAACTGGTAAGAAAGCGGAAGAAACTGCTGAATAATTGAACGAGGGGTGCTTATGCATCCCTCTTTTTTTATAGAAAGGTGGAACAAATGACACCTACTGATATTTGTAATCAAGCATTATCGCTTATCAATGCCGGTCGCATCCGTTCTATGACGGAAGAAACAGAACCTGCTAGACAATGCAGATTGCATTATGATCTAACACGTAGAGTATTGTTGGAGCAGTTTGAGTGGAACTTTGCACGAAAGCGTGAACGAGCGGTGCTATCGGAACATAAGATTGATGGTTGGGGTTATGTATATGCATATCCTGAAAAGTGTGTTCGTATCCTTGCGGTAATTCCACAAGGTGAACGATACCGAGCGGAAAAGCAACGTGAATATGATGTTTACCTAACTGATAACAATACAAAGTACATCGTATCTGATGTACCACTAATGCACATTGATTATGTGTACGATATTACCGATGCTGATGTAATGAACCCTATATTCGTTAAAGCATTGGTGTGTAAGATGGCATCTGATTTAGCGATGCCACTAACAGGCAATAGCGGTTTATTCGACCAATCGTACAAGTTATATCAAGCAGCATTACAAGAGGCAAAATCTATGAGTGCAAAAGAACGTAGATTAGATATGCCTTATGTATCTAGCTATTTGAAAGCAAGGAGTTGGTGATATGCAACCTATGTATATCGGACAAGTAGCATTTACTACAGGCGAGGTATCTCCTGATGTATCAAGTCGATTTGACTTAGAGCAATATAAAAGTGCATTACTACTTGCTGAAAATGCAGTCATTAGACCTTATGGAGCGGTGGCACGTAGGCAAGGTTCACAGTTTATCGGATATGCTAAACACAACGATAAACCAGTTAGATTATTTGAATTTACTACGAATAAGAACCAATCATTCATGCTTGAATTTGGTGAAAGATATGTGAGGGTATGGCGGAATGGTGTATATACTAATGTTGAAGTAGAAACACCATTTGAGGCGGACGTTGTAGGTGAGTTAAACTGCATCCAAAGTGGCGATGTAATGTTCATTTGTAGCGGTAAATATCCTATTCAAACGCTATCACGATATAGTGATACTGACTGGCGAATGAGTGCGTATAAGTTGACCGAGCAACCTTACGATGAAATCAACACGGATAATGGACACACATTAACTGTTAATGGTGATACGATCACATCCACAAAAGACCTATTCACACAAGATATGGTAGGTAGTGTAATTCAGATTGCATACTATGTGGAGGCGGTACACACTAAGTCCGCTGGCGAAGTTGTGGAGAAAAAAGTAAGACGATATATGCAAGGTCAAACAATCGAAAAGACCTATAATAATATCAATTACAATGTTGGTGCGTATAGTACTGATACAGAGTTATCGTGGAAATTCACAACGCATGGTACATGGGAAGGTACTGTAAAACTACAGATTTCTAACAACGATGGACAAACATGGAAAGACTACAGAACGTACACATCTAAGAACGATTACAACGTAACTGATACAGGTAAGATAGAGGCTGGAGCAAGGCTTAAATATGTATCAGATATTAAAGGTGGTTCTGTAAATTGCGACTTATCTATTTTGCCATTTACTCAATATGGTATAGTCGAAATTAAAAGCGTAACTGATGCTAAGAACGCAAAGGTTAATGTTCTGAATGGTATTAAAGAGGGTGAACCTAGCCACCAATGGAAGTTAGGCAGTTGGAATAGGGGTAGAGGTTATCCAAAGTTATGCACATTCTATCAAGACCGATTTGTGGTCGCTGCTACTGATAGCAAGCCTAACTATATTTGGTTTAGCCGTACTGGTGATTATCCTAACTTTGGGGTTGAAAAGGTAGGCGGTACGATTACAGATGATAGCGCAATCACACTACCAGTAATCAACCGCAAGATGTATGAAATTAGACACCTTGTACCAGCTAATGACTTGATTGTTTTAACAAGTGGTAATGAATGGATAGTTGATGGGAGCAAGACTATTACACCTACTAACTGTTATTTGAAAACACAAACACAACGTGGTGCGTTAAAGTGTGAACCACAGTTTATCGGTAATAGATGCGTATTCGTTCAAGAGCGTGGCGGTACTGTTCGTGATATGGGTTATAGCTATGAGAGTGATAACTACACAGGACAAGACCTTACATTGTTTGTTAAAACATTGGTTAAAGGTCATGTGGCAGTAACGAGTGCATATGCACAAGACCCTGACAGTATTATTTACTACGTTCGAGATGATGGACAGTTGAATTGTTTAACCTACATACCTGAACAAAAGGTGTATGGTTGGTCGCACTTTGTTACTAATGGCAAATACCGATATGTTGAGAGCGTGGCAGAGGGTGAACAAGACACAATCTATTTTGTAGTAGATCGTGTGATTAATAATAAGAGTGTGAAATGTATTGAACGTAGTATTCCACTATATACAGAGGATAACTCCGATGTATTCCTAGATTGCTATGTTAAAGTTGCTAATTCAATTAAGACCGATTACATTAACGCACCTCATCTAGTAGGGCAAATGGTAGACATAGTAGTTGATGGACAACAGATGCCATCTAGGGTAGTACCACCAACTGGGGTTATTAAATTAGATGGTAAAGCAAATGTAATTACTGTTGGGTTACCTTATACTACTAAAATCAAAATACCTAGCGTAGAGCAACAAATAAACGATGGCACATTGCAATGTAGATTGGTAACTATAACACGAGTTGCGTTGCGTTTATATCGTTCTTATGGTGGTAGTGTAGGTAAAACATTTGATGATGTAGATGATTTAATCTTAAAACCTAAAACGCTATTTACTGGTGATACTGTAATAGTACTACCTAAGATAGCAACTAGCGTTAATACAAATACAGAAATATGCATAAAGCACTCAAAACCTTTCCCATTTAACCTATTAGCGGTTACAAGAGAGGTAGAAATTGGCGGTGGTTTCCCAAATGTTCATGGAATGTAATATTTGCCCATCTAAGCACGTTTCTTTAATTCGTGAGTTATATATCAACTTACGTTCGATAGATGCCTTAGAGGTTAAATATATCAATCGAAAAAATTCAAACTACGGCGAAAATGATTTTATAAACGATATTCTTGGGGAAGATTATCAAAGTCGCATTGTTATTGATAATGACAAGCCATTATGTGTATATGGGGTATCAAACACATCATTAAATGGTATGCATTGCATTTACTTTTTGGGGAGTAAAGATTTTGAACGTAGTTTGACATTGCAAAAGCAATTCATAAAAGTTAGTAGAAATATCATTAGGGAATGGTTAAAAACCAGGGAATGTTTGTTTAATTACATACACAAAGAAAATCACCGCACCATTAGATGGCTAAAGTCTTTAGGTGCGGTTATTCATTACGATATTAACAATGGGGATATGGTTTTATTCACATTGAGAAAGGGGGATGCGAATGTGTAACCCTATTGCATTAACGGCAGCAAGCATGGTTGGTACGTTGTTTACTCAACACCAACAAGGTAAGGCGCAAGCTGCAATGTACGCACAACAAGCAAGGGTAGCAGAGGCAAATGCACGCATAAGCGATCGCAAGCAAGAACAGATTGCAGACCAAGCCTTGCAAGAACGAGATAAAATGTCCGATAAGATGCGACTTATCCAAGGTCAGAATACGGCAGAAACTGGTGCAAGTGGCTTGATGATGGCTGGTACACCATTACAACTTATGGCATCTAGCTATGACGAATACAACAAAGATATTCAGAATTGGGAAACTAACAAGAACAACAGTATCTACAATGAATACCTTAATGGCATGAACTACCGCAACGAGGCAAGCACCGCACGTGCAGCGGCAAGTAATGCTAAGAAACAAACTAGAATGGCTATGTTAGGAACGATATTGAGTGGTGCATCTAGTATTTATGGTCTTAAAGGTCAGTATGGCGGTAGTAATATAAAAGCTAATACAAACTATTACACACCAAATGAAAGTGCATTAAAAGCAGCTGGTGTATCAAATGTTAAGTTTGTTACAAGAGGTGCAGTTAGAAATAATAGGTGGGGCATTTAATGAAGTTAGTTAATTACAATGGCGAACAAAAACTAAATACCATAAGCGGTGGTGTTCAAGCTACTGGAAATGAATTAGCGTTTGGCGGTAATCAACAAGGCTTAAAAGGTGTAATTAATGCCATTGATAATATTAACGCACAGATGCAAAAGCGACTTGATGAAGATTTGAACATAGCCTATATGAACGCTGAAACAGATTATAAGAATAGAATATCTTATGAACTGACAAACAAAGAAAGCGGTATTCTTCATAAAGAACTAGATGGTGCTGCTAATGCTACACAACTGTTTAATGAGGCAGAAAGCAATATCAGGCAAGATGTGTTTAATAAGTTACCTAATAACGATAGATTGCGTGAGCGTTTTCTCCAAATGGTGGAGAAAGACTATCATGCAAATAATATGCGTGTACAAGTGCATGAGCGTTCAGAACGTGAAAAGTACAAAGATGTAACATTCAACAACAATGTAAAATCATCTGAACAGATAGCGGTATTAGGCTATAACAACCCTAACATTGTTGCTAACTCATTAAGCACACTAAAAGATAACATCAACACTATGTATGGTGATAGAGGCGAAGAGTTTGTAAAAGCTAAATATCAAGAAGTAGCTGATAGATTAGGTGGTGCAATCATCGATGAAACTGTAACACGGAATGATATTACTGCTGGGCCTCAAACAATCGCAGTACTACGAGAAATGGGTGTAAGTGAGGGGATATTATCAAAGGCTGCAGTTGCTATTGATAAGGTGAACACACAACAAACTATCGATAAACGTATTGTAGGCGATGTAGACACCTATGGTGAAGATGATGCTAGTATCGAAAAGGGTGCAGATGCATTTATTGCTAGTCTACCTAAAGCAGGGCAAGGCGGAAACTTAAATGTAGCTGCACTTGATAGTGCGGTTAATGAACAGTTAGGCAAACCATATTTGCTTGGCGGTGATGGTGGCGAAAGCACAGACTGTGGTAAGTTTACGCTTGATGTGTCCGCAAAAGCTGGTGTTACTCTTAACTATCGCACCGCAGATGGGCAGTACTTACAAGCCGAACAAGAGGGAAAACTTGTACATGATATATCGCAAGCACAAAAAGGCGATTTAGTCTTTTGGCACGTTCCAAGTAATGAGGCTAGATGGGCAACTAGCGATGATCCAAGTGCAGTTAATTCTGACGATAAAGCCTATAAAGGTGTAACTCATGTAGGCGTATATATGGGCGATGGTAAAGTTGCACAAGCTGGTAGCGGTGGTGTATCTATCGTTAGTACTGATATTTATCCTATCGTTGGTGTAGGTAAGTTTAGCGGTAGTGCTAAAGGCTATACAGACGGCGAACTCTTACAAAAACGAGAAGAGTATATGAAAGCCTATAAGGTGGAAGTGTCAAAACGCAAGAAAGCAAGAGCAGAGGCACTAGCAAGACAAAAAGAGGCTATCCAATTACAACTAATTGAAATGGGCAAGAATGGTGCATCTAGTGGCGAGATGGCTAATTTCTTAGATAATGCTATTGGCGATAATAAAGAACTAACCTTAGCATTTGGTTCACAAAGAAACCAATTCATGAGAGCAAATGAAAGGGAACAACAAGCTGCTAACCAATCATGGGGTATGAATGAAATTCGTTCCATGCTTGGAAATAACAGACCTCAATCAGAAATTTTTAAGTTTATTGATGATAACCATATTAATTTATCGTTAGAGCAGTACAACTCATTGCGTAAAACTCTTAATGACCGTGATAACGGAACTGGTGATTACGCACCAGAGTTAGCTGGTGTGAATTATGTTCTTAACGATAGTTTAGAGAACATGAACGAGCAACAAAAGGGGTTGGCAAGGATAGGCTTTAAACAACAGATGGGGGCTTGGAAAGCTAAGTTTGTAGCAGCCGAGGGAAGAGAACCGACAAGCGGTGAGTTAGATTGGGCTGCACATGAAATAGCTGGGCAGACAGTAATTCAAACAACAAACGTAGAACACTTTTGGCAAAATGGAGATAATTATAAAACTAATACATCAATGGCTATATTGGCTGGTGATGGTGTGGTTGATTGGAAAGTACTTGGAGATACACACTATATAAGACTTTATAAGTCGAATGGTGATTTTGAAGATATTGACGAGGGTACATTCCATGCTAGGTATAATATTGAGGGATAGGTGGAAATATGTCTAATAACCCATGGAAAATTGAACAACAGAAAATCAACCCATTTATTAACAAGGATGGCGATCATGGAGAATTAGGCACACCTGTTAATGGAGTTGTAGGTAATGCGGTAGATGCAGTAAAACAAGTAGGTAATGCATTAGGTAGTTTAGCAGATGCACCTTATCTAGTCGATACAACTGGTAGCGGTAAGGATAGAACTTTACAAACTGTATCTACCATTGGTGAGGCTTTAAAAGAAAACCCTATTGTAAATAACCCAGCCTTGCAAGCTGCATCCGCACGTTTTATCTATGCAAGCAATGATGCGGTAAAAGCTAATGCAGCACTAGACTATGCAAGCAAGTTAAATATTGGTGCAGATGCTATTTTGAATAGTGGTGAAACAGGGTTCACAAGGGCAGCATATCTTGCTAATCAAGTAGATAGAGGGCGAACAGTACAATCGCTATATGATGAGTACCCAGAGTTATACAAGATTAAATATGGTTCACAATCAGAGGCTATATATAGTTTAGACAATTTACAATCCATTAAGTCTACTCATGGTATATGGGATAGTATTCAACAGAATGTATGGTCTATTAATGATCAGATGAAGTTGGGGGATGTTGGTTATGAACTATCCAACACTACAGACCCTAAGAAAATCGAAGAATTAACAAACGAAATTCAACGCTTACAAACTAACCTTGCGAATTATCGTCATGCAGATGGACTAGATGTAGCACAATCTGTAATCGGTGAAACCGCTGGACAAGGCTATATGATGGCTAAACAAGGCGGTATAGGTGCGGTAGCTGGTGCAGTTGCTGGTGCATTAATTGGTGGCTTGGCTACAGAGGGTTTAGGTGCAACCGCTGGTGCTGCTACTGGTGCTAAATGGGGTGGCGGTGCTGATATGGCACGCAATATGTACAAAATGTCATTTGGCAATAAGTACATTGAACTCACTCAAAAGAAAGATGCGAACGGCAACCGAGTATACACAGACCAAGAGGCTAATCAATACGCTATGTCTTATGCTGCTATTGATGCTGGTATTGAGTTTGCAGCAACTGCAGCTATGGGTAAAGCCGTTAAAGCAGTAGCGCCTAAAGGTATGATTGTAAAAGCTATTAGTGCAGGTGTAGGTGATACTGTTAAAACATTTGATAGAGGTATTGGTACAACTGTTGCGCAGATGGCTAAGAACTCCGTTAAAGCTGGTGTACCTGAACTCTTTGAAGAGGGCTTGCAAGATGTAAATGAAAAGATACAACACAACCTAACACGTAAGGATAATGACCTAGAGGGTTATTATAGCGTAGGTGATATTGCTATAGGTTCACTAGATGCAATGAAACAAGCATTGCCAGCGGTAATAGGTTTTGGTGCTATCGGTGGTGCGGTAGGTGGTGTGCGTACTGCAAAGGCATTTCGTGATTTCCAAAAGCTAACACCTGAACAACAACAAGCAGCAATCATCGCAGAGCAAAACCGCAATGGTGCAGTCATCATGGATAATGTTCGTAAGGATAGTACAACCAATAAAATCGCAAAAGAAAACCCTGAACTATACGGAAAAATCGTACAAGCACAGGGCGATAAAGTAGGTGTATCTACTCAATATGTAGATGTAGCGGAATTAGTACAATCTGAAAACGGACAACTTGCTATCCGTGATATGGTAGATAACGGCTTGGTAACACAAGAGGAAGTAAAAGCAGCTATCGAGGCAGATGCACCTGTTGAAATTCCTATTGGTTCATATGCACAAGTATCAATGAACTTATCCGATGAAACAGTAGATGCATTAAAACAAACCTCTTACTTTACACGTGGTGGTATGTCTTTGGCTACACTAGAACGTGCAAAACAAGAAGTAGATGTAGCTAAATCGGTATTGAAAGATGATACCTCTGAACGTGCGGAACGTATCAAGGATGATATTATCCGTAATGAATTTGAGGGTGCATCTGATATAGATCGTGAAGTACTTAATGAGGTACTATCTGACCCTACAAACATTAAACGTAACTTCAATAATTTATTGCATACGTTGAAAGAACAATACAGAGAAACCTATGCTAGTGATTTTGACAATGCAGATAAATCAATTAATGATTCAGTAAGTACTGGTGTTGAACCACAATGGCTGACTGATTATAAAGCTAATAATGGCGGTAAAGCACCACGTACTAATGCAGAACGCAGACGAGCAGCATATGAGTATAGCCGAGCGACTACAACGGCAAGCCTTGATGGTAACGCTGATGCACTAGCACAATCTGATGCACATTATGCAGATATGGAACATATGTTAATGCAGATTGAAAGTTTAGAGGCTATGAAAGATAAAGTCTTTGAATTGGCGAACAATGACATAGCATTACGGATGCAATTATCTAAAAGTGGATATGATGTATACAACGAAGTAGTTAAAACTATTAGCGAAAGCACGAATAGAAAACAACGTGAAACTGCAAAAGCAAATGCATTATTGATGGCACAACACGCTGATATAATGGCACAATATATGCGACAAATGGGCCGTGGTGGTTATACTGCTATGGATTATTTGCGTGATAGCGTGCGTATCAAAATGGATGCGGTTTTAGAAAACCAAAAAGGATATGCACAATCTGTAATAATGCAACAAAAAATGGCGTTGGATATAAAGAATTGGGGGCAAGTTGTTGATCATCAATTAAGCGGAAAACAAATTCATCGAACTGTTAAAATAATGGATTCTCCACTCGTATTGCAAATGTTAGGATTCGATGGTGCTATCATGATTGACCCTAGCATAATTCATAAAGTAATTAGTGGGAAACACGCTAATCAAATATCAATTGATGATATTAAATTATTGCCTAAAAAAATAGCTAATCCAGTTGCTGTATTTAAGAATTATGATGGCCGTTCACAAAAAGCAATTCCTGATGAAGCAATTCTTGTATTGGATATGTATGCTAAAAATGGAAATCCCAATATAAATGCAAGCGGTGAGAATATCCAAGTTGCCGTTACATTTACTAAAACCGCTAATGGAACAAATATAAATAAAATTAAAACCATTACTCCAAGACGCAATATCAATTGGTATAATCAACAAATCGCAAATGGTAACTTGTTATATGCGAATACAAAAAAAATAAACCGTCTAGTAACGGGCAACAGGCAACAAATGGCCCAACCGGTTACTAAACAGTTTATTATTAATAATAGTATACCAAACGAAAATGATTTAGACAATCTCCGAAAGAAACATAATTATCAGTACTACCAATCCGCATGGCATGGTTCACCACATGATTTTGACACATTTGATTTAGGTGCTATTGGTACTGGTGAGGGTAATCAAGCACATGGCTGGGGTTTGTATTTTGCTAAGAAAAAATCAGTATCTAGGAATTATCAAAAAGTATTGTCTAAAAGATTAGGAACTTCAAATCCAAAATTATTCAAAGTTGAAATCCCAGACGAAAAAACAATGCTTGATGAAGACAAATATTTCAAAGAGCAAAATAAAGATATTATCAACAAGATAGTATCAGCCGTTAATGATTTAGAAATCGATAAGCGAAAAGCTTTATTAGATCACTATAAAGAACATCCAGCTTATCCTGTTAATAAAGAGTATGAAAAAATACTAGGCAAAATACAGAGCATAAATCAAGATAGGGAATATATAACTGATGCTCTAGTAAACAATGTAAGTAAAATAAAAGAAAAAATTGCTAGAGAAGCTGCTGCTGAGTACGGATATAACTTTGACGAGTTGAAAGCGGATAATACATTTGAAATGGCTAAAAAGCTAATAGGTGAAATTAATGAAAAGTTATCGGCACTAGAAAAAGAGAAAGAAGTTGAGGGTGCAAAAGAAAAAATAAAAGAAGATAAAATCTTGGAAAGTATTGGTGATACATTTACAAAAACACCATATACAGGAAGAGATGTTTATGTTGCTTTGTCAAAAGCATTTGGCGGTGATAAAGGTGCATCTGAATTTTTAAACTCAACTGGTGTTAAGGGCATTACATATGATGGATATACAGACGGACGATGCTATGTAGTGTTCGATGACAAGGCAATTAAAGTCATTGAAAAGTATAACCAATCTATAAACGGCATGACCGAAATCATGAAAGATGGTGAACGCATTATCAGCATTTTCAAAACCGCAGATAGAAGTACATTCTTACACGAAATGGGGCATGTATTCTTTGATGATATTCAAAAATTAGCATCTATGGAAAACGCACCTGAGCAACTTGTAACAGATTGGAACAAGTTGAAAGAGTGGAGCGGTTGGGTTGATGGTGAAAACGTAGACAATACGAAAGCACATGAGAAATTCGCACGAGGTTGGGAAAGTTACTTGCGAAGTGGTGAAGCACCAACAAGTGCATTGCAAAGAGTATTCCGTCAATTCTCCAAATGGCTAACATACATTTATCGTAGTGTTCAACGATTAGGTGGTGAAGTACCATCTGATATTAAAGATGTAATGGCGCGTATGATCGCAACCCAAGAGGATATTGAGGCATACGCAGAGCAACAACAACTTGAACAGTTTGAGAAAACCGAACTCTATAAGCAACTTTCAGAACAAGACCAAGCACGTATGCAGTCCTATATAGCTGATGTAAAAGAAAAAGCAAAAGAACGTGTGATGCGAAAACTCATGAAAGAACTTGATAATAGACCTATCAAGGAATGGGAAGAAGAAAAAGATGCAATACAAGGCGAAATCGAAAACCGATTGATTGAGCAATATCCTATCTATAAAGACCATCAACGATACAACGCATTTGGTGAGATTGCTTTTGAAAAAACACAATACAATTCTATTGAAGAGTTAGAGAAAGCGGAAGTAGAACAAACTGGTGCTACATTTAACGATGCTATCAATCAAGAAATGTATAATGCGAAATCAGAGTTTATGCGTGATAACAATGTAGGCAAAACCAATGAGCAAATCGCAGAAGAAATCTTGCTTAGTACACAAGGTCAAATGAGATTAACCGAAGAGGAAAGTAAGATTATTCAAAAGTCTACTAATCGTGAATTAGCGAAGAACTGGGAATTGTTAGAGCGCATCCGTAAACTAGACCCTAACGCAGAAACAATCGATACAGAATTAGACGAAATCGAAAAAGAGGTTAAACCTACTAAGTACGATGAGTTGAAAGCTGATAAGAAAAAAGTAGATGCTGCTTTGACTGATACTACTAAGCAACTAGAAAAAGCGGAGGAACGTATCAAACGCTTACGAGATATGCTTAACAATCGCATCAATAATGTACGTTCTATTCGTGGTGCTGGACTTGGTACAATTTCTGACTACATGAATAGAGCAAGAAAAGAATTAGGTGAACTGCCTATCTCTAATGCTATTCAGTTTAAAACATATCAAAATAAAGCAGTTACTGCTGGTAAGAAAGCCGATAGAGCATTGGCGGTAGGTGATGTTGATAAGGCACTAGGCTTTAAACGTGAACAGATGCTACAACAAGCAAGGGCAAGAGTAGCGTTTGAAAACTTTGAAAAGTCCAAGAAATTGCGATTGAAATTGAAACAACAATTACAGCGCATGACTAGACCTAAAAATCCTATTGCTATTGAACCTAATATGCGTTATTTCTATAATCATATGGCATACCAAATGGGTTTGACTAAGTATGACGGCTTACCACCTGTTGATGGTTTTGATATGAACGCAGTACTGGCTGCACTAGATCCTGATGTTGGTATTCTAAATCAACAAAGCATGTTTAAATTAGAACCTTGGATAGTTAAGATGTTCTACTCCGAAACACCTAAACCGTTCCGTTCCATCACCATGAATGAATTAGAAACACTAGAAGAACTCATGACTGGAATGTACAAGAACGGCAGAAATGAGTATGAGGGTACAACCATCTTAAACGATGAGGGTGAAAGCGTATCGTTTGATAACGCAGTACAAGAAATCATTGGTGAGGCTACAGAAACATTTGGTAAAGAAAGTGGCGATGTATTCAACAAACTCAACAATCAAACTAAGATGGATGCAGTAAGTGGTAAGCTATATAGTTTTCATCTAGCATTACTCAAGGTTGAAATATTCTTACGTAGAATGGGTGGTGGTAAAAACGGCTTTGCGGTTAAATACATCTATGACCCAATCAACCGAGCAACGCAAGCGTTCAATGAACGTAAGGAAGCATCAATGCGTAGATTGGCTAATGATGTAGGAATATATTCCAAACGTGAACTATTTGATATGCGAAATGACCACTTATACACAGTTGGTGAGTTATACGGCTTAACAAAAGAGCAACTTATCATGATTGCTCTTAACTGGGGTACTGAAAGCAACCGACAACGTGTAATGGAAACAACAAAAGCAAATGAGGTTGAAGTTGAACGTGCATTCCAAGAACACATGACTGATAAGGACTGGGAATTTGTAATTCGTACATGGGATCATATCAATTCATTCTTTGATGAGCGTAGTAAGGTACAAGAGGAACTTTACGGAAACCCATTAAAGAAAGTAGAGGGTTTAACATTCTCTATTGGCGGTAGAAACATTGAGGGTCAATATTTCCCAATCGTGTATAACCCTAAAGTAAATGCATCCGTAAGTGATAACCAAGTTGAAGATATTGCAAAAACTATGGTAAGTAGTAATGCGGTTTGGGGAACAGGCATGAGTGCGACTAAACCACGTTTAGATGTGGTTAAGGATAAATCATTATTGCTTGATTTTGATGTAATTCCTAATGCTATCACAGAGGCTATTAACCACGTTACAATGCGTAAAGCTGTTACTGATGTTAATAAGTTAATCTCTAATCGTGAACTACAAAACTACATTGTAGATAAATTTGGTGCAGACACCTACCAATTCTTACGAACTTGGGTTCGTGATAACTGGCAAGATGAACCAGCAAAAACAAACGATATTGATAGACTCATTCTTACATTGAAGAAAAATACAACAACAGCTGTTATGGTTGGGCGTGTATCAGTTGCCTTGCAGAATGCGTTGAATATTCCAGTAGCGTTTTATCGAATAGGCATAGGCAATACTATTAGAGCGGTTAATCATGCTGGGTTAGGGTTCTATGGACATGGGACTACAACTTATAACAACACTAGAGATTTTGTATTGGAACAATCAATCTTCATGCGTGAGCGTGTACAAACTTTAGATAAAGACTTGAAACAAGGTTTATCGATTGCTGGTAAAGGCTTACGTTTAGGTGATACAAATGTAGGTGGTTATAAGGTAGAACAACTTGCAAATGTTCGAGATGATATAAACCAAATGGGGTTTAGATTACTAACGGAAACAGACTTTGCTTTATCAATTCCAGTATGGAAGTTTGCATATGATCAAAAGCAAGCGGAACTTATCGGTAAAGAAGGTGTAAGTCCTGAATGGATAGAACAACAATCTATCGAGGCTGGCGATAGAGCAGTACGAGATATATTTGGTAGTGGTGATACAAAGGATGCTGCTGCTATTCAACGTTCACGGTCTATATTTACTCAATTATTCGTTCCGTTCTATTCCTACGCTAACACCTTGTACAACATCATCACAGAGGGTAACTATGCACGTAAGGATAATGGCGATTATGCAAGGTTTGTTAAAATGTTATGGTGGTCATTAGTAGCTCCAGCAATAGGCATGATGGCTTACAAATCTATGACAAATGGTGATGATGACAAACCAGAAGATTTGGCTAAGTCATTTATTGAAGAATTAGTCGCACAAGGTACTATGGGTGTACCAATCATCCGTGATATGTCAAATATGGCTATGAAATATATTCTAGGTGATAGACCATTTAATAAAGGCAATAACGTTATGGCTTTAAGCATTGTAGAGAAATTTTACGATGTTGGAAATGCTATTATGTCAGATAAAAAAGATGGTATTGATGTAGGTAGAAGTTTCAGTCAGTTAGCAAACAGAGCAACAGGGTTTAGTGATACTGTTACAGATGGACTATGGACATTAGCTAGATATGCGTTCACCGATACCGATGCAGCTATAGAAGATGTAATCATGGCTATCATGTTTGACCGCAGACTTAAAACTAAAAAAGATAAAAAGAAACATTGATAAATAAGGACTATCCATAATGGGTAGTCCTATTTATATACATTGAAAGGGGATGTTAAATTGACACCAGAAGTTTTGAAACCATCTGTAGTGTATCAATGCGATGGGGTAAATAAGAAGTTTATTTTCCCATATGATTTCGTGCAAATCGAGGATGTTAAACTAACTATCGTTGATGAAGATGGTACAGAGGCGGTACAAGTAGGGAACATCGATTATGACGAAAGCACCAAATCGGTAATTTACCCAGCGAATGGGGATGCACTAGCCGTAGGGCAAAAGGTTATCTTGGAACGTAAAACACCTATTTCACAAGATATGGACTTGCCGGACGAATATCCATTCGAGAACATCGAACACGCAACCGATAAGATCATACTCATCTTACAAGAGATGAAAGCAGAACTAGACCGCTCTTTAAAAATTCGAGTTGATAGCGATAAGAACGCAAATGAAGTTGCAAAAGATATTGTTGAGCGTTCTGTAAAGGCTGCTAATGATGCCATTAATGCTATGAATGTAATTTCTGAAAAGTCCGATAAGATTAATGCTAATGCAGATATAATCAACCGATTGGGCGAAGAGATTAAAACAATAGCATCGACTGTTGACGATAAATTGGCAACCGCTAATACGGCACTTAACACATCCTCTACTAATGTTGCTACGGCAGAACGATTGGTGAGAGATGCAAAGGCTTATGCAGGTCAGACAACTGTTGATAAACGAGATATTAATAATCTTGTAGACCAAGCTAAGACTTTAAAGAATGATATTGATAACAAACAAACATCCATTACAAGCAACGCTATCAAGGCAGCTGATGCTGCTAAACGTGCAGAAGTCGCAGCAAGTAAAGCGGAACAAATCGCCTTGCCTAATGGCGGTGGTTTGATTACAAAAACCGAAGCCGATACAAAGTTTATTCCTAAAGATAGCTTGTACGGCATCGTTTCCGTAAAAGACTTTGGGGCAGTTGGTGATGGTGTAGCAGATGATACCGCAGCATTTAAACGTGCTAATGACAATCTTAAAAATAAGATATTGTTAGTACCTAATGGCATCTACAAAATTAATGAACATCTAACTTTCAATACTGTTGATAGTGTCATGGATATGGGTACATACAACAATGTAAAACCATTTTATCCTACTGAAACACCAATGCTTAAAGGTTCATCCAATATTGCGTTTGTGAAAAATATTCAATATGGCGATGAAGTAAACCAATGTCAGGGGTTCACCTACAACGATAAAAAGAATGTGTTTGTATTGGCATGTATTAATGGTGATGGCACTAATCAAGTGTTATATGAACTCAATTCATCCACGTTTGAGATTGTAGGCACTTACAAATTTAATGACCCTGATAAGATGGGGCATTGTAATACTATGTGCTACAACAAGAACACTAATAAGATTTATCTTGCAAACGGCTTAAAAAATGGTAACAACCTAACAGTACTTAATGCTGACACAATGCAATATGAACGCACTATCACATTGAATGAACGTGTATTTAATATTGGATATGACCCAATCACACGTACTTATGTAAGCATCGTACCTATTAGCGGTCAACAACGATTACGGGAAATCAACTTATACAACGATGATTTCAAGAAATTAAAAACATATCAAGTCGATTATGAATATGATGATTTCAATAACAATGGGGCATTCATGTTGAATGGCTGCATCATGAGTGCAACGCTTGGTAGTTTGGTAGAATGTACACCATTTGGCACAGTTAAACAGATTATTGAAATCAATAGAACTACTGAAATCGAAGATATAGCTTATTACAACGGCAAATTCTATTTTGCGGTATTAACAGAAAAACCAAATAAGCGACACCAAGTTGATATTTATGTTGGTGATCCAAATAAGGATTATCAAAACTCTATCAATACCGCACGATTGGCAACGCTTGATTATCTCAAACTAACAGGTGGTACATTAAACGGCGCACTTAAAATGGCTAATAATACCTTAATCGAGGGTTATAAACCTGACGGACATGGTGTTGGCATGGCTAAAGTATCTACTAGCGGTAACGTAGAACTTGGCGATAACTCCGTTAATACGTTTGTTAAAGGCAAGGAATTTAAACACTATGATGGTACAGATAGTTTCACAGTACTTACCACCAAACATTACGGAACGGCTATTTATAAGAAAAAGGATGTAGACGATAACTTTGTTAAGAAAACAGAAGTAGACCAGTTAGGTTTTCCATACTCTAAAGTTGATGCAGCGACAGATTGGAACACGTTCACAGAACAAGGGGCAATCGAAATCAACTTTGATGGCGGTGCTAATAATCCACCACGTAGCCACAAACAAGGGATGCTTATTGTAATGAATTTTGGCAAAGGTAAGATGATAGACCAAACTTTCCATGCGTTCAATGGTGAAACATACCACAGAATGTTTATGGCTGATAAATGGAAATCTTGGGGGAGAGTACAAACATCATTAAATAGTCGATTGAAATTGTGGAGTGCTACTGGTGGAAACGAGGTGTATGTTGAATAATGCCTAATCTGAAAGTTAAGAAAGGAAATGATACATTAACATTTGGACTGACCGATAATGTGCGTGATGTTGGTGATAGACGATTAACCTTTGTGATTGGTGGTAAAAAATATTATGCACGATTGGGCGATACAAAGACCGCATTTGTAGTGCAACGCACATCCAATGGTAATAAAAACTATATACAAACAAGTCCAATTTCCTTTAAACCATGGAGTTGGTCGAAGTACCCAACCGATGTGAGAGGGACTGAAAAAATGTTTGTGTACTTACCCAAAGGGAGATATAGGGCGGCTGTATATGCTATTTCTGGAGATAGCAACGAATTTACAATAACTGAGTCAAAAGACATTGAAGTCAATGTATCTGTTTCTACTGTTCTTATATCAAAGGCTACATTCAATATTGACGGATGGAGAAGAGAAATGATGACAAAGGATAGTAATTTGAGCATCCAGATAGAACGAATTGGGGAGTAAGAATGATTGAGGTTGTATTAGCACCTTTCATGGTTGAGGGGTTTAACGTAGCAGAGGCGGTGCGAATTTCACTAGCCATATTTACAAGTGTTGTATTGGTATTTGTTGATACATTCTTGCGTGTCTTAGTTGAGGCACGCAATTTTAATTTAGCGACCAATAGAGAATTAACCATTAAGAATATGTTCCTTGCGATTATATGGCGAGGATGGGCGAGTGTTGAAGTAAATGGTAAGCAACGTAGATTTTTAGTAAGTGGAAAACTACGAGCAGATATGACTAAGAAATTAGTTAAGTCTTATCCTTGGTTATTCCTCTTATCATTCATCCTATTAACATTGCCGGATGTGGATATTCCTATGTTAGGTCGCATTGATGTGTTCTTGTCTACATTGCTGTACTTAGTACCTATCATGGTTGAGTTAGCAAGCATTGTAGAAAATATGATTGAACTTGAATTTGTGGAAAGTGCATGGTTTCAACGTGCAATGAGTTTGGTTAAAGAGTTGATAGCGTTCGTTAAATCAATAAAGGATGCGATTAAATGATTGAAAAAATAAGTTTACGAGAGGTTCTGACGATACTCATATTAGGAACTGTAAATATAATGGCTATCCTATATGGTTACAACGAGTTAGCTATGAGTATATCGTCAGGGTTAGTAGGTTACTTGGGCGGTAGAGAAAACAATAGAAAGATACAAGAAATAAGAAATGAAGATACAGGGTGCTAACAATAGTACCCTGTTTTAGTAAAGGAGATAATAGTATGAAAGTTAGCAAATATTTTGACGAAAGCGAATTTGCGTGTAAATGTGGTAATCATGGATTTCATGATGATGGTACACCTTGTCTAGATCATGTGATTGATAAACGATTGGTGGATTTGCTAGATGCAATTCGTGAACGCTTGGGTGTTCCAGTATATATTTTGAGTGGTTATCGTTGCCCTACCCATAACGAAGAAGTAGGTGGTGTATCAAATTCTCAACACGTGCTAGGTACAGCAGCAGACATTACCTATGATGGAATTGATGTAGATTATTTAGCATCCGTGGCGGAAGAGTGCGCAAACGAAGTATTAGGTGAGGGTGTTGGTATTGGCAGTTATTACTACCAAGATTTCGTTCATGTGGACGTGAGGGGTTACGATGCAAGATGGAATGATTTAGATTGAAATTAGTTAATTGAGGTGTAAGCTATGTTAATAAGCAAGTTGGTACAAATCATCAAGGAACACTACAAACTAGCCGTAGCGATTACTCTATGCTTTTTTGTCGCTATTGTAGGTGTAGTGATATATCATTACAAACATAATCAATTAGAAAAGCCTGTTGTAATTACACAACAACAAGCTAAATCGCCTATAGAATTATCAAAGTCAATTCATGTTACAGAGAAACAAGCACAAGAAGTTATTTCCATTAAGGAAAGAACTCAACCGATAGCGACTTATTATACACAAGCACCTACTGTAGAACAAGCTGCAGAAAAGGTGAAAAAGGATATTGCACATAGCAACCCTAACTTACCTAAAGCAGCTACAGAAAAATCTGATAGAACCGCAGTAGTAGCTAACACAGATGAACAAAAGGTAGATGTGTACAAAATTAAGTTAGATAAACCACATAGTATATTAGCTGGTGTAACAGTAATGACTAATGGTGAAGTATATGAAACTGTAGGCTATGAGGATAAACGCTTTGAGGGTTTAGCACACTTTAAAGGTTCAGAGTTTAAAGGTGCATCCGCATTAGTTAAAGTTGTTAGATGGTAGAGGTGATCTAAATTATCTCCGAGTTGCACGGCTTGCAACAACAGTTGTATATGAAATTGAGGGTAGCGTAATTGCTACCCTCTTTTTTTATTGCCGTCAAAAATTCGTCAAAAAATGAATTTTAAATATTATGTTTTGTGTAAGTGGTTTTAATAAACCACGATATAAAACTTTGATTATTACAACATATTTTGAAATTTGAAATAAAATCAAGCAATATAATCTTTTATGATCG